AGTGAGGAGGCACGCTGGACTTTTAATCCAGAAGCGCGGGTTCGAATCCCGCCGAACCATTTTAAAAGTGATGTTTAAAATTTTATCTTTAGGAGGTGAGGGAACATAACTAAAATTGATTTGACAAAAACAAAAGATGTAATCGGTGCTTATAGAAGTGTCGATTTTTCTTTTGTCCGAGGAAAATACAAGGACGCTGGTACGCGATATTGCTTTGATGTATTAGATGAAAAAATAGTGACTGGCTATTATATAAAACTAGCTTGTTTCCGTCATCTCCGAGACTTGCAAAGGCAAGGACAAGAGGATTTTCCTTATGTATATTCTGTTGACGCATTCAATCGCTTTTTAAAATTCTTGTCTTTAGTGCCTAACGTTGATGATTTAAGCCAAAAGCTAAAACCTATGAATTGGCAGTTGTTTATATTCAGCCAGCTATTCACATGGTTAGACTTAGACGGGTTGCCTAGATATGTAAATATCATTCTTTCGATGGCGCGCGCACAAGGTAAAACAATGATTGCAGGAATCAGTCTTAACTACTCATTTTTAATCGAGACTATCGGATTAAGTAACCAAGATTTCTTGGTAAGCTCCTTAAACTTTGAACAGACTATGAAGCTCTATACGTATGTTAAGTCTATGATGTCGCGCATTATTGAAAATGAACCATTTAAGTCGTTGGCTACCGAAACAGGCTTACAGCTTTATACTAGAGAAATAAAAGCAACCGCAGACAGCAACAGCATTCAAACCATTTCTTTTGAATCAGGAAAATTTGATAGTAAGCACTTTAAACTTGCGGTGGCTGATGAAGTCGGAGAACTTCGCAGTGATGAAGGAATATCCAAAATCACTTCTGGACAAGTCAATACAGAGGGTTCGCGTTTTATTGAAATATCTACAGCGTATCAAGTCCCTAACGTACCTTTCCACAAAGAGCAGAAGAAACTTATTGAAATTATGGAACGAGATTTTGACCGTGCAGGAGACGACCAGCTTTGCTTGATTTGGTCGCAAGATAGCTTAGAAGAAACATTCCAACCTGAAACGTGGGCGAAAAGCAATCCGCTTTTAAACCATCCAGAATTGAAAGATAATTTGATGAAAGGTTTGATTTCAGAACGGGATAAGAAAATGTTAATGGGCAAGTTGGCGGATTTCCAAGTTAAGAACATGAATTGTTGGTTGAACGCTGATTCTAATAGTTTCCTCGATTTGGAAGATATAGAAAAAGCAGTTATAGATGATTTCCCAAGGGATAATCGGCGCGTGTATATCGGTGTTGACTACTCGTTGTTTAGCGATAATACAGCTATAGCGTTTGTTTATCCGTACAGCGACGAGGAGAAGTGGCATATAGAACAGCATAGTTTTATTCCGTGGAAAACAGCTGGCAGCATTGAAGCCAAAGAGAAACAAGACGGCTTGAATTATCGTGAACTGGAAAAAGAGGGCTATTGTACGATTACTAGCCACCCACAAGGACTGATTAACGAAGATGAAGTTTACGAATGGATTATTAACTACGTTGAAGAACATCAGCTTGATGTCATTTTCTTTGGCTATGACGCCATGGGAGTTACTAAGGTCATCAAAGCTCTTGAATTAAATACTAGTTTTCCGCTTATGCCAATTCGACAGCGAACAAGCGAACTGAAAGACCCGACTAAGTTTTTGCAAAAGATATTTGTTGAAGGTTCGGTCACTCGCTTAGATGATAAAATCATGGAAAAAGCATTGATTAACGCAGTTATCAAAGAGGACAACATTGGAATACAGGTTGACAAAATGAAATCCACTTTAAAAGTGGACGTTGTAGACGCTTTGATTGACGGAATGTATCAAGCTATGTACCACTACGAAGACTATGGCTTGGCGAATGATAAAACTTATCAAGTGGAGCACATGAGCCCACAAGCGGTTTTAGACTGGCTTAATAACCCAGAAAGTGGGCTTTTGGAGGAAGATTTTTACGATTATGACGATTTTTAAACAACTTTTCAGCCTTTTATGGGCTTTTTTTGATGTGATTATGTTTTTAGCTGCGGCTATAACAATCAATGTGACAATGTATTTTGTCGGCTGGTTGGCGTTTGGTATTTGCTTAACTATTACGTTTATTTTGACTGGTTTATTGTCTGAAGCTATTCAAGCTCGGCAGTAAAAAGTTACTAGTAGACAAAAAAATAATTTTTTTTAAAAAACCTCTTGACTTTTTGTGACCACTATTATATTATATAGTTGTGGCAACAGAAAGTAGGTGATGAAATGAGTCCACGGACTGGAAGACCTAAGAGTGAAAATCCTAAATCTCGTCAATTTAGAATGAGATTGACTGAGGAAGAGTTCAGTAATCTTGAACAGGTTGCTAAACAAAAAAGCATGACCAAAACTGAAGTAGTCATGCGTGGGATTGAACTTGTTAAGTCTGAGAAAACAAAATAACGCATAATCCTCCTCGCCAAAGTTGTGATTATACGTTATCACTCGAAAGAAACTCTTTCTGAAATCATTATATCAGAAATGAGCTTCTTTGTCACACTCAAAGGAGTTTTTATAATGGCAAAAATTGAACTTTTAGACAGTTACGAAGATTTACTGAACTATGTTGAAGAAATCCGTGAGAGCATGGATTTGATTCACGATTGGCTAGCAAAAGAGCCAAACTGGGACAGTCAGTGTGAATTATATGATTTTATTGCTCAACATAGCTCACAATTCGCTGTACTGAATCTTATCATGTACAGGCTAGATAGTCTTAAAGATGAGCATCGTACTATTATTGATAATTATATTAAAGGGGTCTAAAAATGAAACTACAAATTTTTAAAAATGAACAATTCGGAGAAGTGCGGACGGCAGAAGTTAATCAAGAAATTTATTTCAATTTAAAAGATTGTTGTCAAATTTTGGAAATTAAGAATCATAAAGATACACTAAGTCGATTGAATAAAGATGGGGTCGTTACTACCGACCTCATCGACAGTCTGGGGCGTACCCAACAAGCCAACTTCATCAATGAAGCTAATTTCTATAAACTGGTTTTTCAATCTCGCAAACCAGAAGCAGAGAAATTTGCTGATTGGGTCACTAGCGAGGTTCTCCCCTCTATTCGTAAGCATGGCGCTTATATGACCGACCAAGTAGCCTATGATATCACACACAACAAACAAGCTTTAGCCGACCTGCTCCTTATGGCTGGTAATCAACTGAAGGAAAAAGAAGCAGTTATTAAAAACTTGGAAGCTGAAAAAGCTGTACTTTCCGTTGAAAACACTATCATGAAACCAAAAGCGGAGTATTTCGATGAATTGGTTGATCGAAACTTATTAACTAGCTTCCGTGAAACGGCTAAACAGTTGAAAGTAAAGGAACGTAAGTTTATTAACTTCTTGCTTAATAAAAAATACATTTATCGTGATAAGAAAGGTAAGCTAATGCCATTTGCGGATAAAAATAATGGTCTGTTTGAGGTTAAAGAAAGTGTCAACGAAAAGACAAATTGGTCTGGCACGCAAACACTTATAACACCTAAAGGACGAGAAACCTTTAGATTGTTATTTATCTAAATAACTGAAAAGTCGTAGCAATACGGCTTTTTATTATGCCTAAAAATAGAGAGGAGGTGAAGCTATTTGCCAGTATTTAATTTTACAAATCAAGCAACAGAAAGTCCGCCTAATCAACAGATTTTTAGCACAGAAGATTATGAGTTTCTGCGAACTAATCTGACGGGTGATGAGTGGGTGTCGGCTAAAATTGCGTTAAAGAATTCTGATTTATTCGCGGTCATCAACCAGCTATCCAGCGACTTAGCAACAGTTAAGCTGACAGCGAAGAAGAAGCAGACACAAGGGATTTTAGACAATCCAAGCGTGAACGCAAGCAAGCACGGATTCTATCAATCCATCTTTGCTCAATTGCTATTAGGCGGAGAAGCATTTGCTTACCGCTGGCGCAACGAGAACGGGCGCGACGTGAAATGGGAGTTTATCAAGCCGTCGCAAGTTACGGTTAATCGCTTTGAGTATGAGAACGGGCTTTATTATAATATCTCGTTTGAAGATCCGAAAATCGCAACAAAACTCTACGTGCCACAAAGCGACGTTTTGCATTTTAG